GTTGGTTCTATTAACTCACACAGACAACTATGGAAAGGTAAACCACTATTGTATGTATCTTTTTCTGGATTATAAATAAAAATAGTACCACCAACTCGACGACAGTCTACACTAAATTTAGAAATATTAGGATTTAGTTGTGTTAAATCATCATTAATAAACCTTGGTATAATCCATGGTGTTAGTGTAACATTATTAATAAAAACCCTTGATTCTGGTTTTAATCGCAACAAAGTATTAAAGGCATCTCGTATTACGGATAATGATTTACCTTGGTAATTAGGTGCTGTTCGTGTTATGGTTGCAAGTGATTCTAGATATATGTCATAACCAACATCGTGTCTATTGTCACTGTTTACCCAATTAGTATTAAATTCTCTATCTCTTATACATATTGATGTGTTTACATCTACCTGATATGGGTACCCACCACCACCACCTCGTGGTGGTCTGCCTTCTTCAATCCAAGGACCACCACCTACTGGTCGTATGTGTATGTCATTTCCAACCCACGGGTCAGTTACGGCTATATGTTCACAACATTTATTACACGCCACAGTTGCGTTAGGGTTATAGTTTCTAGCCACAGGGTCAGTACAACCAACAACAGACCTAACAGCCCAAATACAACAATTACTACACTGTATTGTTGCTGTATTATCATAATTTGTAGCGTGTTTATCCATACAACCTTCCCTACCTCTAGGGTCGTCTAGTGGACTGAAAATATTTATTACTTGGGTTATCTCTTTAGCCATATGTTTATAATTATAATGTTGTTAGTTTTTTTAATATCTTTTTAATTGTGGTAGTTATTCATATAACCAACTAGTTAATACACATTTATGATTTGGTGTGTCACTAGACCCATTACTATGTTCTTTGATATATTGATGTTAATACACATTTATGATTTGGTGTGTCACTAGACTTGTTTATATCAACCCAATCACCACCTCTTACTCGACAACAACTTTCACTAACAGAACTTAAATCCTCATGTACTACTAAACAATGTCCAAGGTATTTTTGATGTAAAAGTTTACTTATTATATTTATAACTTTTTCTTGGTCAGTGTTCCACATTTCGGTAATAAACGGGACATCATTTTCCGTAAACAACCCTTCATTAATTGAAAAATTAATAATACCATCTAAGTCGTTGTTTTTAACAAATAAAGTAACTAAAATTGTTGTATCACATATAGGTGTTACTTTCCGACACCAAAAACACCCTCGATTGTTATCATCGTAAAACCCAGTACCATATTTACTAGAAATTGCTTTAACGTACCTATCAATTAATTGTTTATTTCTAAAACCACCAACTGTAGAGTAGATATTATCTAATCTAATTGGGTCATAATTAAAACCATACTCAGTACAACACACGGTGTCAATCGGTGTATCACCGTTTATTGGTGTTACTAAACCCGTATTTTGGTCTAGTTGATATGTTGGACAGCTAACCGAACAAACATTACCTGTGTTAAATGTCATTTTAATTGACCCTCTTCCTGTTCTTGAATTTTCGGTTGTAAATCCAGCTGATACCATTGTTATTTCATTAGATACTCTACCCTCAGACATCATTCTTTCACCATATGTGTTACCATAGTCCATAACGGGTTTACCACCCTCGAATGTAATCTCAGCATCACCATTATTATAATCAGGGAATAGATTTATTATTTCAGTGAATTCCTCAACGGTGACGGTATTTGTTTCCGGTAAATCATCTATAAAACAACTAAATTTTTCAAAATATTTACTACCATAATCATAAGGACCACTATGTGGGTTATTACCAACTGTTTTTTCTGTACCACCATTATACCAAAAACCATTCATTTGAAAATAATACTCATCAGTATTTGGTAGTGTTTTTGGAAACCCCTGTTCATCAATTGGGTATTCTGACCTATTAATTAATGGTTCTACATCCCCTAAACCTTTAGTTAAAATTTTACCTATCTTATCAAATGTTTTTTCAACATTTAATTTATGACTAGCAACATAAACGATTTCATCAAAATTTACTAGACATTCACCCAAACCAAATAGATTAATGAAAAATTCAATAACTTTTCTAGTACCTTTTGATTTATATAACCACCATGCGTTAATTACAAGTCGTCTCCACAATTCAGTGTCAATTTCTTGTATTGACATACCTCTATCTTGACCTAAAAATGTTGATTGGTTTGATTTAGCTATATAACTTAATAGTTTATTATCTGAAACTGATTTGATAGCATCAAACCCCATTGTTTTAGCTAATACTTTTATAAGTTCGTCTGGTGTGTTATTTCGTTTATCATATGTTACAACATTGGCAAACTTAATACCGTCAGTGTATTTTTTAATTTCATCAAATTGTCTACCATATATTTTTATTGTCTTATTAATTTTTCTACCTTGTGATTCATCGTTTGTTCCATCATCAGTATCGTATTCATGTATTGAACTGGACACAAATCTACGACTCATTAAGTTACCCTTACTGTTGTCGTAATTTTTTGCCATACCTAATATGTTATTGATGTAGTTACCATATTCAGTGGTATCAACATCAATATTAAAACCATCCGTAGTTGGCCATGTGAACGATTGTCTACTTAGTAAAATTGTACCTGAATCGGTGTTTAACGGTGCTTCAAATGTTGATGTGTATTTTGGTGTTATTAATCTATTTAGTAGTATATTTTCAAATTCATCTAATCGACTAAAAAATAAGTTTTCAATAACAATATCTTTAGGTTTTAAGTGGTACTTAAAAGTACCAAATGTTGAACCAGTTAGTGTTGGGAATGGGTTACCCTTAGTAACTACAGTAATATATGGGTTTGTATTTTCAGTTGACCCTTCATATTGTACTAACTCAAAATTACCATATTCGTTTTTTATTTCGTAATTATTGTAGTTTAGTGCTATATTAGATATGTTTGTTGTGTCTAATATTAAACCACCTAAATTATTATAAATTAAATCAAATTTATTATCTACGAATGCTGTTGGTATTCTAAAAGTTGATTCGTCTATTTGGTCATCATGAGTATAATTAAGTACCGTGTATTTAGCTGAAGGGGAATACCCACCTTCATCATCTGTTACATATAGAGAACCCTTCCATTTGGTTATTATACCCTCAATAGATACCCTAAGGTATTCTACAAAACTACCATAATACGATAGTCTAGTCACATCTAATGGGTCTAAATTTAATGTTGTGTATATGTTATTACTAACTAGTAATTTTGATTCTTGGTCAGTAAGGTCTAAGTTTTGTAGTGTGAATTCATCAGAAAAATCACCATTATTAAATAATCTATCCGTTTTAGGTTGTAAGTTCGTTGTTATGGCGAAGTTACCCATTGTGAATAAAGAAGAACCATTTGTAAATTGTTGACCAACCAAGTTAGGTGAAAAATCCTCTTGACCTTTTTTATATGCCTGTGTTAATGAACCTGGTACTACTCTTTTATTAGCCATTTAATTAGTGTTTTATTGGTTTGTTATGGTGTTAAAGTTCTTACTGAAATCCACATTATCCACCTCTTCCTTAACTTCGTGTAATGGTTCACCACTGAATTCATCCTGAATTTCATATAGGTTGTATTGTTTGTATATGTTGTTGTCTTGGTCATATACCGTGTATTTACCATCAACAATTGATTTAATTTGATTACCAAATATACCATGAGCTAATGTATCAAAGTCATGTTCAACCATTTCAATTTCTATTGTAATAGGATTGAAAAATGTGTTTGTTAATACAATTGTTTGGTTAGCTTCCCCTATATAAGGTATTCTATTAGGTGTAACGTTAGATGCTGAACTAGGTGTCATTGTACAATACATTAAACTAGCTGTATCATTAAATCTATATCTAATTGATTTTTGTACTGTGTTCTGTATGTTTTGATTTACTGGTTCAGCTGAGTTAGCTGATGTAATTATCCTAAATAAGTTTGGTATTTTTCGACCAGCGTCATTGTAATATTCAACACGATACCCAACTAAAGCATCATTAGCTGTTAACTCGTTTGGTAATCTACTTTTATCAAAAACCAACCCCTTTATATTAGGGAAAGCTGACAACACACCACAATCTGTGATGTTTAACCTAATTTCCTTAGGTCTTATAACTATTGTGTAAAAACCTTTTGAAGAAAAGTTTGTTGCTGGTAATGTTAGATTATATAATCCACCAAATAATGGTATTGTTCCATTAATATCGTCAGGGTGTTCCATTGGTGTTAACACATTAGTTGCGTTTAACCTTTGTATTGGTATTGTTGGTGGTGTTTCTCTTGTTGGTGTGAATGTGTAAAACACATCTACATCACTTATACCAACATCTGCTGGTCTTATTGTTCCGTAATTTCCTGTTGCCATTTTATACTGTTTTTGTTACATTGTAAAATCCGTTATTATATTCTACTAAATCTTCTAATGTTCTAATTTCAGATAATCTAGCTTGTGCCTCAAACACACTAATACTTTGTCTTTCTATAAATACTTCCTCGTAGACTTTCGGTGTAAAAACTACACCCATTTTTACCTCATCTTTAAATATGAAGTAATCTGTTTCATCCGTAACACTAACTGTGTAACTAAATGTTGTTGGGTAATGCACATCAGGTTGTATACTACGTTCATTCACTACCCTTGGTCTATAACTTCTAGTCGTACTTATTGGACTATTTAGGTTAGGTGTTGTTACACCTGTTGGTTTACCCACTAAATTTATGTTTTTAATTAATTTAGTGCTGTAACTAATTCCATCTATGTTGTAGTTAACTGTTTGTATATTATCCACATCCACCGTTACTGATGTCACACCATTACCATTAGACGGGTTAATCCCAACCACAAATGGGTTTGATGGGTCGTATGATTTTACAACATCTAACCGATGTTGTGTTGTTCCTGTTATTAATCCCATAACTTATTCTGGTAATTGTTTTATATCATTTTCTGTTATTGTACCATTAAAAAGATGACTAACCTCTATAATCTCAAAACTTTCCTCATCGGATACCTCAAAAATACCCATGTCATCATATGAATGAATTAATGGGATTTGAAGTGTTTTAGTTGTTGCTGATATCACAATTGAATCTAAAACACCATCACCATTACTATCAAATGGGGTTAAATATTTATTTAAATAAACTTTTCTTTTAATGTATTCCATTACGATAATATAAATTCTGAAAGTGTTATTTTATTAGAGGTTGTAAACCTAAACTCACCATTACTATTATTTGGGTTTATTAATGTTATTTCGTTCGTCCTCCAACCCCTATTATTAATGTCACTATATGTGTTAACGTCAATCGGTGTAACGACAGTTGTTGGTGGGTTATAAAATGATTGAACTTGTCCTGTTTTAGCATTAAAGAATTTAGCGTTCATATAGATTGTTCTATTTGTGTAACTATTATTCATTAAAACATCACCCCTATCCCAATATAACCTAGTTAATGGAAATTTAGCCACAGTGTTCTGTGTAACTGGGATGTCTTCTGTAAACAATAGATTAGCTGTTTCCCCTGAATTACTGTTATAAAAATATAATCTAAAGTAACTTTGTTTAAATCGATTAAATTTATATTCATTAGGTAAATCAAAACCAATATCATTGTAGTTATTGGTGTATGTTTTCGTGTCTTTATTTAAGAACCTGAATTCAATTTCTAGGTCTCGATTAGTACTTATGTATTTAACTTTTTCACCATCTGTTATACTATTAATAGCCTTTTGTGTCTCACTATTGACCCAATCTTGTATTAAGTCCGAGTTATCCATTGGATGGAATTTTAATTCAATTGGTATAACTAAACTTTTATTATTTATCTGTTGGTCGAATTTTACGGTGTTTGAAACCGTTTTCTCTATTAATGGACTTGGGTAGTTAGTTGGGTTATTTAGTGTTGGGAATGTGTTTGAGTTTGACCATTGTGACGTTAAAGTAACGCCACTAACCCATGTTGTGGTGCTAGCTGAAACTAATTCATTATTAGAACCTAATAAAGTTCTTCTATTTATTACATATCTATGTACCATTAACAATCATTTTTAGGGTTAACCGTTATTATATCACTTTGGTCTATTCTTATGTAAGGAGCTTGTCTTCTAATGTAAATGTAATGGTTAAGATATAAATAATGTCTACCATTAAGGAATGGAAAATCAACACCATTAGTCCCCTCTTCAATGAAACCATCGGTTAATAAATCCCTCCAAGCCATGCTACCATCTGAATAAATTTCGTAATCACCTGGTAACCCATCAATAATATCATTAGGTTCAGCTTTCTCAATATTATTAGAATATTTTTTAACATCAACATTTCTGAATGGTTTATAATAATAACCCTCATGATTAGGGTCTGCTGGTGTTATTGTATCTTCCGTAGTTAAAACCGAAACATTGTTAGGTATGTTGTTGTTATTTATGACACCCGATTGGATACCAAATCTAAAAATAACATCTGTTATTGTTTTTTCCCTAACTTCTTTCCTATTGTACTCAATTACATCACCGATATATTTGTCACCATTTTGTGTTATGGTTTTTGGTTGGTTTTTAATTATTGAACCAACCCCGCCTGTATTATTAAGTGAAACATTTTCTAATACATTAGTTATTGTACTAGCGTTAGTGTCATTAAAATCCCAATGGGATGTCACATTTGACCAATCATATGGGAGTTTTCCCGACCTTTTTAAATAACAATACTTTAGTTCATTAACAATACCACCACGATGATTAATTAAAGCACTTGTGTTAATATCTTTATTAAAGTGGTATAACCAAGTGTTATTAGCGACACCAAATTCAGAAACAGTTGTTTCGGGGTATATTGATGAACTAAAAGCCGCTGGATATATTTCATAATCATTCGCAGTTAATACTTCATATTGTCTAACGTAATAGTCGGATGGTGTTCCATCCATTCTTCTGTATGTATAATCATTAGGTAAAGTCACAGGAACCCCCATAGGTTTCTCTATAACGAACTTAAAGTCATCTACGATAGACAATACTCGATTAAACCCATTAAGGATGCCACCGACCTTCCTAAACTCCACATAGTCATTAACACCTAATCCATGTTCATCTGGTGTGTATACGGTTATGTATGTGTTATTTGTCGTCCCACCATCTATGTCGGTGTTAGTTAAAGTTGATATCGATTTTTCGTTATTATAGTTAATATCATCATCCGAACAATCAACAACCCGATTAAGGAACATTTCATCAATTAAGTCACCATCCCATGATGTTTCAAGTGTAACCATTGTTGTTAAATTATCACCATTGTTACCTAATTCAGATACTTTATGTATACCTTGGTATTTGTTTGAACTAATCTTGTTGTTTATGTGTACATAATCACCTTCAGATAATTTATGTGTTTGTGTTGTCTTAATAACCAACAAACTTCTATTACCAGATGGGTTATTTGAAGTTAATTTTTCAATCTTTATACCCCAATTAACTGGTTTATCGTCACCCCACATCGGGTAGTTAGGTAACATATTTGATGGATATACGACCTGTAATAACCAATTTGTTGGTGTTTTAACTAAGTCACCGTTTGATGTAAATTCAATAAATAAAGGGTCCCAATCTGTATCAACCGTACTTCTATTGGTATCATCACCCTGTGTAAGTTCATTAGCTGTCATTATATTTAAACGACCTAACATTCTATATAAACTAGAATCTTCTCGTTCTAAATCAAATTGTTCATCAACACCAATAACACTATTAATCGGGTTGGCATTAATTTTTAGTAACCCCGATGTATTATCCAATGTAAGATTTACACTAGTGTTAATATCGACAGCAGTTTTATTCCTATATCGACCAATTAGTTGTTTAATTCTATCATCCATTATTGAATACTAGTTGATTTTACTCTTATTCTAATATCTGTTGTTGGGTCCTTGATTTCAAACATAGTTTTATTTTCACCAAATAAGGCATAATCCCCAGTTAAGTCAATTTCTCTAGTACTATTATCAATGTATGACTGACTAATTTCGTTTAATGAATACTTACCTTGACCAACCTCATTGAATGCCCTAATATCTGTTACATTGACAACACCACCAACCTTATTAACACTTTCAGTTAACTTACCTAGATATATGGATTCACCCATATCCCAATCATTAACATCAAAGTATGCTGTGATGTTTTGTATGACATTGTTTATTATCTCAGCTTGATTGTATGACTTATCTATGAATAAATCTAATTCAAATGATATGTTTATTACCCTACCATCACTAACTAAAACATAGTCATTTAATGCTCTATAATCAGCTAAATACGTCGCTATGTTTTCTTTTAATGAGTTTGTTGATGAATTACTTAATTTACCATTACTATCTAAACCTAATATAAAAATCTCTACTTTGTTTTGGTCTTCACCAACACCCAGTCTAAATGGTATACCAAACTCACCTGGCATCAATTGTACCCTAGATAAATAATCCTTAATTGTTATAGCTCTATTTTGTGATGCGAAGTTATACTTAGTCATTTGTCTCACCATCTCGATTGATGGTGCACCCGCCCCACCGAAAGCTGGAATAGGGTTATTAACCCTAAGTGACCTCCTAACAGCATCGTTCGTATTTACGTTTGGTCCCTGTATTACCATAGTATTTAACCCAACACCATTTAAGACATTCGGTCCAACATTACTTGTTGACCCACCACCTACTCTATATCGAACATACATTGTGTTATTAGCTTTCGGTATTTCACCTAACGCTGTTGTGTTAATGAAATCACCAATTTGATTTGTGAATGAGTTGTTACCATATTGTGATAGTAAATTTTCATCAGCGTTACCACTACCAAATGTCATTTTACAAAAACCATTGTCAGTAAATTCCTTCGAAAATCTTTGTGTTGTGTTAAGCCATTTACCCATTTTAACACCTGAGTTGTCAGTATTTCTTGTTGTATCTTCAACAAATACCTTGTCTTCAGCTAATGAATCCATTTCAAACCACCTATTATCAAAATCAATATATTCATCAAGTGTTGGGTTTGTTGTTAGATTTGTACCCTCTTTTGTGATTACACTATCAACTGAAACCACATTTTGGTCTGGTAGTACCACTTCTAAAAATGGTTTAACGTCTGAACTATTTATAACTTTTTTATATGTCTTTGTTAACCCATTTATAACTAACTCTCTTTTAACTATTGTGTAGTTAATTAAATTATTGTTTGTATCAATGTTTGGTAGTATTAACCTATTTGGTATACCACCCGAAGAATATGGTGATGAAAAATCAATGTCCTCCATTGATTCAAAAGTTTGTCCACCACCTAATGTTTGTGCACCATACCTAAGGTTAGGTGCGTACCTAATGTCCCAAGTATCACCAAAAATTGGGACAGTTACAGCAAAATCAACTAAAGTAACACTTGGTCTTTGTCCAGGTATTTTTAACCCAAAAGTTCTAGCCATAGCCATAACTGATGATTTTTCTTGTGCGTAATCAATTTGTGTCTCCTGAAACATCCTATCCGTATGGTACGATAACATATCAGCTGTCGCCGCGTTTAATTCTAATAACATTGTACCAACCGAGGCATCATTAAAGTCACTAAATAAATCGGGGTAGTATTGTTTTATGAAATTAAATAATTCGGTTCTTACATCAAGGAAGTTCCTTGCGAAATAATTTATCTTTTTATTTTTTGGTGCCATGGTGTTTTTTTTATATAAATATAACGATACACATAAATTTCATAATATAAAGTAACAACTTAGTAACATTTTTACTTGACTTTAATGTCGTTATAGACTATTTATATAATATGGATTACTATATTTTTTTTACAACAGATAATAAGTCAGGGTGGAAATCTCGTAAAGACCGTTTAAATAAAAAAAACCCAAGTTTGGTTAATTTAATTGAGTCATTTTCTCAATTAAATAAATTAATTGATTTACCTTTTAGGGAACAGATATGGTGTTTTATTAATAACCGAATACCACCAACATGCCCAACATGTGATTCATCACTTAATTTTAAGAGTTCCATAAAAGATGGGTATAACACATTCTGTTCAACAAAATGTAGTATGTCAAATACAGAAACACAAAAAAAAATAAAGGAAACTTCGTTAGAGAAATATGGTGTCGACAATCCATCTAAGTCTAAGGTTGTTAGGGATAAATACATTAAAACTTGTTTAGAGAAATATGGTGTTACAAATGTGTCTAAATTACAAGAAACTAAGGATAAGGTTGTTAAGACAACCATAAAACATTTTGGTGTTGCATCAGTATTATCGTTAGAATCAACTAAAATAAAACTTAAGGAAAGTTCTTTATTAAAATATGGTGTCACACATCCATCCAAAAGTGATTACATAAAAAACGAAAAAATAAAAACAAATCAAGAACGATATGGTGTAGACAACCCTATGCAATGTGATGAGATTAAAGATAAAGTTAAAAAAACAAATAATGATAGATATGGTGTAGACAACCCTATGCAATGTGATGAGGTTAAAGATAAAGTTAAAAAAACAAATCAAGAACGATATGGTGTTAATCACGCCATGCAATGTGATGAGATTAAAGATATGTGTCACTTAAATAACATTGATAAGTTAATGAATAATTATGGTGATGGATTAAAGTTATTATCACATGATTATAAATCGATTGATATTGGTGTGTTGAATCTACTATGTTCAACATGTGATAATAGTTTTAATATAACTAGACACCAATTCAGAACAAGAGGTTGGCGAGGTGATACAATTTGTGTTGATTGTAACCCATTAGGTTCTATAAGTAGTAAACCTGAAATGGATATTGTGGATTTTATTACATCCTTGGGTATTGATTGTGTTCCTAGTGATAGAAATGTGATTAAACCACTTGAATTGGATATTTACATTCCATCTAAAAAAATAGCTATAGAATATAATGGGTTATATTGGCACAGTGAATTATATAAAGATAATAATTACCACATAAATAAAACAAATTTATGTGAAAATGTGGGTATTAAATTAATTCACATATTTGAGGATGAGTGGATTAACACACCCAATATTGTAAAATCTAGAATAATGAATTTGTTGGGTGTTAACACTGAAAAAATTTACGCCCGTAAGTGTGAAATAAAGTCAGTACCAACTAAATTATCTAAACAATTTTTAACACATAATCACATACAAGGGTCGGTAAATTCGTCCATTAAATTAGGTTTGTTCCATGATAATGTACTGGTCTCATTAATGACTTTTGGTAAACTTCGCATGATTACTGGTCAACACCATAGTGAAGGTAACTATGAATTACTTAGGTTTTGTAATGTGTTAAATACAAGTGTTGTTGGAGGGGCTTCAAGGTTATTAAAACATTTCATAAAAAATAACAAACCTAAATCTATTATTAGTTACGCTGATAGACGTTGGTCCCAAGGTGATGTATATAACACACTTGGTTTCCAATTCACCCACAACACTAAACCTAACTACTGGTATGTTGTGGGTTGTGTGAGAAAACATAGATTTAATTATAGAAAGGATAAATTAGTTTTAGAGGGTTACAATAAAAACTCAACTGAGAAACAAATTATGTTGGATAGAGGAATTTATCGGGTATACGATTCTGGTAATAAAAAATACATATACACTAAATAATTATAGTTCTATTTGTACGGAGTCACTTCTTTTAAAAGCTTCATCTGTTACTGTGTAATTTATTTCCACTAAAGTGTGTTGTTCATTTCTAGTTTGACCTTCTGTTCCACCAATAACCTTTATTTCATCTAGATTTAGGTTTGGTATGTATTTGGAAACAGCTGTCTGTATTTCTTGTCTGAGGTTACTTTGGACTTCCCCATCGTTTTGTTCAAATAAATATTGTCTTAAGTTAGCTCCAAAGTCTGGTAAATATAACCGTTCACCTTTATTTGTTAGTAATAAATGCATTAAACTAGACTTAATAGCTAATTCACTAATATTATTCATTGATAAAAATTTTCCCTTATTATCGTCTTGAAAAGGAAATTCTATGTTTATAAATCGTTCACCCATTATCTTTTTTATTATAAATATCTATTCATAAAATTTAATAACAGAATTGTAAATGTATAGAGCATAAAAAACCCCTTCATTACTGATGGGGCTTTTATTTTATTAAAATTTAATTACTACCGATTTTATCAACTTCAGTATTAAATTGTGATGGGTCGATGTCTATTTCACAAGCACCACCACCACAAGCGACCTCACCAGATAAATCTGTGTTGTCATCGGTTTCAATGATTTTAGATAAATCAATGTTACTTAATGATTTCATCATCTCATTATACTTTTCCTCGGTACAATCCTCGAAGGGTGCTTGTTGGTACGTTCCACCATTGTATGGTAAAACAGATAAACCGTTATAGTGTTCTCTATTTTCCCACATCCATTCACCAGCTTTTTCCCACTCATCATCTCTCAATGATACAGTCGCTGATACATTATGTGTGTTCATCCCCTTAATGTGACCAGGTTTTACCCATTCCATAGAAATCTTTTTAATCCTTTCTAATAAATCGAAAGGTGATTCTGTTCTCATGATTGAACCTTTAGGTGCTTTCTGTGGTACAGAAATTACAGCCGTGTCATGTGCTCTAAAAACATCATCCTCAATTAATTCAGGGTGGTAAATTGATAGGTATGTGTAGATAGCTTCATTCTTTCCAACACGTATTCTTCTAATGTAGTAGTCATTGTGCCATGCGTGAATACCTGATGAAGTACCTAATGTTAATGAAGTTGTGTTATGTGACACAGTACCGTTACCCATTTGATATACTGGTTTATTCTCAACTTCAATATCCACCGTAAACGACTGTGTTAATTCTTTTTTCTTTATTCTCATTTTATTATGTTTTTTAGTTTATTCATTTTGTAAACCATATCATTTAAATTACATAATATCATTGTTTGTGATATTATGTAATATTAATGATATTATTTTATTTTCAAAGGAACTAATATATCCCAACTGGTTGGTTAATAACTCCGTATTTCTAATTTTAAATCGTTTTTAATTAATCACCTTATTAAAAAATATATAGACAACCGTTAACCCTCGTGATTTATTAAAACATTTTCTTCACAATATAACCAATCATCCCCCTCAGTTATGTCAATAGCTTGTTTCCAAGTACCATCGGACATCATAAATTTATGGTGTGGTGTACACTCAATCACACTATCATCTTCCATGGTAAATTTAACACTTTCCTCAAACCCATTTATGAATAACTTAGTGATTAAATTCTCATTACCATTTTCATCATAAACCTTTATATCGGTTGTGGTGTCATACCACTCTCTGTATTCATTTAGGTGTTCATCTAAATTAACACCATTCCCCTTAAAGATATCAAATAAACTCATGTTACCTTTATTAGTTCTAATTACTGTAGATGGTATTTGACAACCAGCTGGTTTAACAGTTGTTTGTCTAGCTGATATGTTAATACCAATTAGTCCAGCTACTCTCTTATTTTCTTCTCTAACGATTAAAGCAGCCTCAGTCATATCTAAATTTAAAACAGCTCCTGACGCAATACCAGTCATCGACACACCAATAAGAGCATCTTTCTCAGTTGTTCTTTTCCAAACATCTCTTAAATAATGAAAATCAGTATAACCAGCTTGAAGTGTCCCAATAAAAGATGCTGCCCTAACTCTCGAATTATAATCTTCTTGTGACTCTAGGTTTGAAACATTCACCTCACATAAATTACAAAATTGATTTGGTCTAAGAGCGATTTCACAACATGGGTTAGTACCCCAGTCTTTATCATTCGTGAAGTAAATACCAGGTTCACCAGCTCCACTTAACTCAATACGTTTCCAAATATCTTGGAAGTAACTCTCAGTGATTTTACTTCTAATTAAAGCCGCTGAGTTATTAGCTCGACCTCTTTGTGGGTTAAGTTCCCACCAGTTACCAGATTTACAAGAAATCATCTCTTCATCATCCGCTGAAAATAAAGAGATAAGAGCGGCTCTACGAATACCACCAGCTAACACCGCGTCAGCTATGTGACACACAATATCATGTACTTCTATTGGTATTAATTTATCACCATCAACCTTAGTATCTAAAACTTTTCGTATGTTGTGTATACAATCTTTTAATGGTTGTGGTCCAGGTGCTTTACCACCAGATGTAACCAACTGTGCTCCTTTATGTCTAATGTCTGAGAAATCGAATAGTGGTGTTGACGTTGTGTCACCGAAGTATGATTTCATTAGTACTTTAATTGCATCAGCCCACCCTTCAATTGAGTCACTAATTAAATATCGTCTAGTTCTTTCAGCATTTGGTTTTCTAATTTCAGGTAATTTATCTATGTGGTGTTTTTGTACTGAGTACCCAACACCCGTTCCACCTAATAATAAAAACATTGATTCAGCAAAAGAATCCTTATGGTCGATTGGTAGGTAAGCACAGTTATAAACCCTGTTCGGTGATATCTCAATTGGTTTACCACCAAACTGCATTGACCTCATTGAGGGTAACACTTTCTTTTCATACACAAATGTGTAAGCTTCATCAATTTCGTTAGCCAATAAAGGGTATCTTTTTTGATGCATTTCTTTGTTTCTAGTTACCAATTCATCCCACGTTTCTCTTCGTTCATTTTTAGGGATAAATTTAGCGTATTTCATATAGACTGTGATGTCAGACAAAATTTGATTTGATAATTCCATTTGTTAAATATTTGTTTTTGTTTTTGTT